ATCCGCAATGGAAGCCCCAGAAAAAGGAAGCCGCGAAGAACGGCTTCAAGGTTGGGGTGGATACGACCGGCGCCGATGGAAAAGACGGCGCGGGCAAGCGTGCCCTGCCTACGGGCACGGTGATTTTGTAAGCGAAAGGATGATTTGAAGTTATGGCAAGAACAAATGCAATCAGCCTGCTGGCAGGCGCCAGCACCCCGGCGACTTTGGCCGAGATTTACGGCCGCGTCATTGAGAACGTGCAGAAAAGCACGCTTTCCACCACGCTGAAAAGCCAGCTATACACGGGGAACCCCGCCGCCGGCAGCGTGGAGTTCAAGCGCTTTGTGAACAGCGCGTCCAAGGCCTACGGCACCGCACGCGCGGCAGCCAAGGGCGATAAGGTGACCGCTCCGCCCACCACGGTGAACCTGAACCAGCACAAGGAGATCGTGGAAGAGGTTGCGAAATTCGACCTTGACACATTTGGCGTGGCGGGCGTCATGCAGCGCCGGGCCGACAATCATGTGGTGAGCATGAGCGCGGAGCTTGACCGTGCATTTTTCGCACAGGCGGCAGCAGATGGAACGGCTTTTTCTCCAGCCAGCGGCGTTACGGCCATTCAGGAAATTGTAGAGAGCATGATCCAGACCCTGGAAACCGTGCACAACGACTATGTGGACGGCGTGGACCGCAGCATGATGGACCTTGTGCTGACGCCGGCCAAGTACGGCCTGCTGCGCACGTTCCTGGACACACAGAGCAATCCCAATGTGGATACGGCCGGTGAGGAGTTCGGGATGTACCACGGTGTGCGCGTATACAGCTGCACACGCATGCCCGTGACCACCGAAACGGTGGAGGAAACCAAAACAAAGACCACTGTGACCGACGCGCTGCTGATGGTGCGCGGCGCTGTGGCACAGCCCGTTGTGGTGAACCAGTACGGCGACCCGGAAAAAATTCAGCTGTCCAACGATTACGCCGTAAGCCTGTTCTATGACTACGGCACCAAGGCGCTGACGCCGGACCTGATCTTCAAACTGCAGACGTCCACCACGGCGTAAGAGAGGGGGGGTGGACCGCATGGAGAAGTATGTGAACCGGAGCACCGGCGTGCTGCTCCAGCCTGCGCAGGAGAGCGTGGCCGCGATGCTGGCGCGCGACCCGATGTGGGCAATTTGTACACCTGAACCAGAGCCGGAGCCTGAGCCTAAACCGGAGCCGGAGTCTGAACCGGAGCCGGCAAAGACCCGCAAAGGCAAAGCTTCAAAGGAGGAATAACGGATGCAATACGCCAGCAGCGAGGACTACGCAAAATATTGCCCGGGCGGCACAGTGCCGCCGGAGGAGCAGGACGCAGCGTTGGACGCTGCCAGCCGTGACATCGACGGGCTGACCTTTGACCGTATCGTCGCGGTGGGATTCGACCGCCTGACGGCGTTTCAGCAGGAGCTGGTGAAGCGCGCCGTGTGCGAACAGGCGGAGTTCCGGTCTGTATATGCCGAGCTGCTGGCGAGCCCGTTTTCCTCTTACAGCATCAACGGCGTGGCCATGCAGTTTGACGGTGCGGGCATCGTGGAGCGCGGCGGCGTGAAAGCGCCCGCTCATGTGATGAGCCTGCTGCGCCAGACGGGGCTTACGTTTTTGGGGGTGCAGCAATGAAGTGGCCGGAGCTTGTGCCGCCGGCGGTGTGCAGGGTGCCGATTGCCGTAACGCTGACAAACGGAAACGACGAGGACGGTGCGCCGAGGGTGGCTGTGGTGGTGGAAACGATGTGCAATTACAACGGCAAAGGCGGATGGAGCGTGGACGAGCGGCGCCAGGCTGTACGATACACGGCGTCCGCGCTTTTCCCGGGCGATATTGCGCCGGAACTTGTGCATTTGACCGGATGGGCTGACGTGCTGGGCGCACGGCTTACCATTCACGCGGCAGACCGTGCGCGCAACCCGGACGGCACGGTGAACTATACCCGTTTGGAGCTGATGTAGTATGGTCGAGATCAAGCTGGATGAGGCGGCGCTGGCCCGGCTGGACGGGGCGGCGAAGGCCGCGGCGCTGGAGACGGTGGAAGCGGTAAAGACCGACCTTGTGAGCAGCCAGACAATGCCGTTTGACACAGGCGCGATGCAGGGCAGCCTGCACACGGAGCAGTTTGACGCGGCGGACGAAAGCCATACGGTGCTCCAGACGGACGGCCCGCAGGCCCGGCGGCTGTATTATCATCCGGAGTACAATTTCCAGCGCGGGAAGAACCCAAACGCCGGGGCCGCCTGGTACGGGCCTTATGAAGCGGGCGGGGCGAAAGAAAGATTTATCCCCGACACTTTTGCGGCGCGGATGAAGGAGAAAATACCATGATGCTGGAAAGGTTGAAAAACTACATCAAAGCGAATACCGACGTGGGCGAGGGCATCCAGTTGGGCGGCATCGACGGGAATACGGAGAAATACATCGGCGTATATCCCGGGAAACCGCCGGCTGCGCAGCGCGTGTGCCTGGGTGGAGCAGAACAGACCCGCGCCGGCGAGTTTTATGCCACGGTGCTGGTGCATTGGGGCAGGAACATGCGGTCCGCACAGGCCAAAGCCGATGCGGTATACGCTTTATTTTATGCCCGCGGGGCCTTCGACATGGACGGCTGCACCGTGTGCGCTGTGGAGCCCGGCGGCGGGCCCGTGCCTGTGGGAAAGGACGACCGGGGCGTGTGCGAGTTCGTGATAAACCTGAAAATGACTTATATGAAGGAGTGAGAGTATGGCGGCAAAGACGGGCGTATATCCCGTATTTGAAAACAAATTTAAGATCGGCACCTCTGCCGAAAGCCTGAACACCATTGCCGAGATGGAAAACTTCAGTGTATCCATCGACGGAAACGTGGAGGAATGGAGCCCGATGGAGCAGGAGGGCTGGCTGAAACGGATGGTGACGGGCAAGGCCCTGACCATCAGCCTGTCCGGCAAACGCTGCATCGGCGACCCGGGCAACGATTTTGTCGAGGCCAGCGCCTGGGGAACAGGTTCCGACTGCGAAGCGCATTTCGAATGGGAGTTCCCCAGCGGCGCGAAGCTGGCTTTCCCCTGTGTGCTGAGCGTGACCAACCCGGGCGGCGGCGAGAGCCGCAATGTTGCGGGATTGGAATTTGACGTAATGTCCAACGGCAAGCCGACGTTTACCCCCGCTGCCGGCGCCTGACATGCATAGGCCCCCGCTCTTTTGGGCGGGGGCTTTCTTTGAAATGAGAGGAGAAAACGACATGGGAAAATTGTACACGCTGGACGGTAAGCTGCTGACCGAGACGCCGGAGATCCGCATCGGTGAAAAGGTGTATCCGGTAGACAGCCGGCAGAAGACCGTGAAAAAGATCCTTGCGCTGTCGGATGACGAAAGCAAGCCGATGGGCGAACGCATCGACGAGGCGCTGAAGCTTGCGCTGGGCGATGAAAACGCGGTTGAAATCGACCGGATGGACATGCCGTTCCCGGCTTATCAGCGGCTGTTTGAGCTTGTGATGAACGCAGTGACCGGGCAGGAGGACGAACCGGACAAGGCCCGATTTCAAGCGGAAAAAGGCTGACGAGTGGTATGACCTGGACTATGACGCCGTGCTGATCGAGCAGAGCATCGCCAAACAGTACGGCATCCTGCCGGCTGCGCAGGGAGAGCTGGGCTGGGCCGAATGGGTAAAGCTCGTCGGCGGCCTGATGGATGACACGCCGCTGGGGCGCGTGGTGGCGGTGCGCAGCGAGAGCGACGCGAGCCTTGTGCGCAATATGCCGCAATGGCAGAAACAGCTGCGTACGGAGTGGGCGGCGTTCCGTGCAAAGAGGGATGTGATGCGCATGGGCGCGGCGGGGGTGCGAAGTGAAATGGATGCACTGGAGCGCATGATGGCGAAGATGTTTGGAGGTGAGTGATATGCCGGAGGGCACAGGCGTAGGCAGCGTATATCTTGACTTTGTTGTGCGCAACACGGTGGCGCAGCAGATACGGGATATCACAAGCCAGGCAGCCGCACAGGCACAGAAGGGGTTCGAGGCCGCCGGAAAAGCCTCCGGCGACGCCATGCAGCGCGCTTTCAGCGGGGGATACAACAAGACACTGGAGAAAGCGCGCGTCAAGGTGCGCGAGCTGGAAAGCCAGTTTGACAGCCTGGGCAGTAAGATGGACGGCATGCGGCAGAGCGCCAAAGGAATGTTCAAAGGGCTGAAAGACCCCGGACGCGCGGCCGATCAGTTTTTGGGGAACGACAAAGCGTTCAATGCCCTGACCGCACAGCAGGAGGCTGTCAGCCAGAAGCTTCTTCAGGCACAGGAAGTCTTGCGTATTGAGACAGAGGCGGCCTCGGCGAAAGCCGCGCAGGCGCATCAGCGCGCACAGGAGAAAATGGCGGCAGCGGCAGAACGCTCCAAGGCCAGACAGGAGGCCGCCGAAGCCAAAGCCGCCGCGGCGGAGGAACGTGCGCGGCAGCGTGCTGTTGCCGCAGCAGAGCGGGCAGAAGCAAAAAAGACTGCGGCTGCTGAACGTGCCGCCGCGGCGGAAAAACGGGCGCAGGCGCAGGCCGCAAGGGAGAGCGAGAAGCAGTGGCAGAAAGCCACAAAGGGCATCCGAGGCCTGTTCAAAACCGTTGGCAGCACCATGAAGGCGACCTTCCTCACGGCGGGGCTGTACGCGTTTTTCCGGGCAATGAAAAGCCTGATGTCCGGCGCCGCAGGGCAGAGCAAGGAGTTCAGCGCCGCATTGGAGGGCGTCAAAAGCAATCTCCGCACAGCGTTTGCCCCCATTCTCGACGCCGTCCTTCCGGCCCTGACGGCCCTGATGCAGGGGCTTGCGAACGCCACGCGCGCCGTGGCCGCTTTTATCGCTTCGATTTTCGGGCAGACCTTTGCGCAGGCGGAGGCCGCGGGCAAAAAGCTCCAAAGCGTGAGCAGCGCGGCGGGCGGCGCTGCCAAAAAGGCAAACGCCACGCTTGGCATTGACGAGCTGAACGTCGTTGACCAGGGCGAGAGCGGCGGTGGCGATGGGGCCTCCGCCGCAATCGCAGATACCGGCGAGGAAATGACCGGGTTGATGAATCCGCTGGAGGCGTTTTGGGCGCGTTTCAAAGAGCTTATGGCTCCTTCCATTGCCGCGTGGAGCGCCGCATGGGATCAGATACAAAGCAAGGCCGTGGAGGTATGGCCACGGGTGCAGGCCGCTGCACAAAACCTGTGGGACGCCGGACTGAAACCGCTGGGCAGTTATCTGCTGACGGATTTTGCGCCCAGCGTGGCGAATGCCTTTTCCGAGGCGTTCGCTCCCATTACGGGCGATGTGATCAGCGCGAAGCTGCAGATGTTTGCTGATTTCTTTGTGTGGGCGTGCGGTATCGTGACGGATGCGGTCAACAGTGTATTGATCCCCGCGCTGGACCTTGTAAAGCATATCTGGACCGGCCTGATGGAGGGTATCAAAGCTACCTGGGAGCAGTACGGAAAGCCGATCTGCGACGGCGTGGTAGAGGCGTTCAATTGGATATTGGCCATCCTTCAAAGCCTGTGGGATACCGCGGTAAAGCCGTTCCTGCAGTACTGCATTGAAAAAGGCACGGAGCTTTGGGACCAAACGCTCAAACCGCTGTGGGATAACTTTGTGGGCATGGCAGCGGATATCATCCAGTACATCCTTACCTGGTGGAATGAGGTGCTTCTGCCTTTTATCAACTGGATCGTTCAAGTGTTCGGGCCATACTGGGAGAAAATCTTCGAGGGCGTTGTCAATGTGGTAAAGTACGTTGTGCAGCGCATCGGCGACAGTATAAACATCGCCATCACTCTATTCCGCGGGCTGCTGCAATTTTTCACCGCAGTGTTTCGCGGGGATTGGGACGGCGCCTGGGAAGCGGTGCAGAACACAGTCGTAAAAGTGTGGGACGGCATCAAAAATGCCATCCGAAACACGGTGAACGGGATCATTGACATCGTGAACGGCATGATAGCGGGCATCTGCGTGGGCATCAACGCGATTTTGCGGGCCGTGAGCAGTGTGGCCGGAAAGCTTGGATTTGATATCTCGCCGCAGGTAACGCCGCCGCAGATCCCGCACCTGGCACAGGGCGGGTACGTGGCAGCCAATACGCCGCAGCTTGCCCTTATCGGCGACAACAAGCGCGAGGGCGAGATCGTAGCTCCAGAGAGCAAGATCGCGGAGGCCGTCGCCGCCGGAATGGCCGGGGGACTGAACGGCGCGGAGCTGCTGGCGCTGCTGGGGCAGATGCTGGAAATTCTTCGGGCGCTGCTTGAAAAAGACGAAAGCATCACCATCGGAGACGACACCATTTATCGAAGCTACGAGCGGGGAAAGCAGGCGCGCGGACGGCGCGTTGTGGGAAACCCTGCATTATTATAAGGAGGCGGTATATTTGGCATGGATCGAAACAGCGGGCGGCATTGCTCTGCCGCCTCCTGAGCTCGGGAGCTGCGGCGTTACGATCTCCACAATGGTGGACGGCGCACGCAATGGGAACGGCGATTTCATAGGGCAGGTGGTGGGCGACGACAAGCTCAAAATCGAGGTCTCGTTCGGTATGCTGACACCGTCGGAGATGCAAACACTGCTTTCCCTGTTCGACCGCAAGCGCGGCGGGAAGTTCATCAACACCTTTCGTGTGTTCGACCCCCGTGTGAATGATTTCGTATACATGGACATGTATGTGGGGGACCGGAGCGGTACGCCCGTCCGTATCGACGCCGCACGGTGGCTTCCGGGTGCATGGAAAAGCGTCAAGGCGAATCTGATCCAGGTGTAAAAGGAGGCGGAAGGATGTATCCAGTATCTGCTGCATACCGGCACGCGATGCGCCGGCAGGTGCGCGACCAGGGATATGTACGGCTGCAGTTCGGCATCTTTGATGCCAGCGCACCGGGGGACGCTGCGGTAACGGTACCGCCGGGCACATGGTACTCGGACGCTTCGGTGCTGGATGGCGGAGAAAGCCCGGTGCGCGTGAGTTATGCAACCTTTGAGGGGGACCGCATGCGGCTGGACGGCACGCAGCGGCTGCTGCCGGAGAGCGGCGCGGAGCTTGCGGCGCAGGGCTTTGTGAGCGCGGCGCTGTGCGGCGCGGACGGCGTTTTTGCATCGCCTCCGATGGTAAGCGTGGCGTTTGGTACGGTGCATTCCATGGCAGGCCTGACGCTGGATTTTGGGGACTGCGTGCCCGCGCAGATCACGGTGCGGGCCTATACGGCCGGCGCGCTTGCGGACACATTCGTTGTAACGGACGCGCTGGAGCCGTATTACCGCGGGGAGTTCCTGCTGGAGGATGTGGACGCGCTGGAAATAAGCTTCGACAGGATGCGCGCGCCGTACACCCGTGCGCGGCTGAACGAATTGCGGTATGGCGTGGGCTATACGTTCGGAAACGATGAGATCATCGAACTGGCCGAGAAGCACACGGCCTCGCCGCTTTCCCTCTCGCTGCCTACGGCGTCGCTGTCCTTTACGCTGTACAACGAGGAGGGGCGCTTCTCTGTGGAGGGCGGCACGGCGCTGCAGCGTTTTCTTGCGGAGGGGCAGGACGTTGCGCTGTCCTACGGGCAGACGCTGGAGGACGGCCGTGTGGAGTGGGTGCCGACGCACCCGTGGTATCTGGACAGCTGGAAGGTGGACGGCATCCGCGCCTCTTTCACGGCCTTTGCGCTGTTTGAACGGATGGGAAAGACGACGTATGAAAAAAGCGTGTTTGGCGACGGCGGCAAAACGCCGTATGTCCAGGGGCGGGAGGAGTTGGAGAAGGTACTGGCCGATGCGGGCGGGTATTCTTACCGTCTCGGCAAATCCGTGACGCGCTGGATGCTCCCGCTGCCTGTCGCAACACACGCCGAGGCGGTACAGCTGCTCGCCAACAGCAACCTTGCAGCACTGAGCGAAGCAAGGGACGGCGCCATCGTGACGAAGGCGCCCGGAGCAGGGATCACGCTGGCGCCGCTGACCTTTTCCGCGCCCGCGCATTTGTCGGAGCAGGCGGCGTTTTCGAGCGATGCGCTGACAGGGGCGCCGGGCGCGGAATACGCCACGTTCGAGCAGGACTTCATGCGGCTGGACGGGACGCAGCGGATGGTACCGGACAGCGGAGGCTATCTGCCGGGCGAATGGGTATGGGAGGACGTTGCTGATGCGTCCGGGGCGTTCCCGGAGGGGAAAACGGCCGCGTTCGGATACATAGGACGGGATGCAAACAACATTGAAGAGACGGACAACTGCGCCGGCAGCGTGACGGTGACCTTTGGTCCCGGCCCGCTGCCGGAAAAAATATATGTGTATTCCCGCAGGGCGGGAGAAGCCTGGACACAGCCGCAGGAATATACGCCATCAGCTCATACGGAAACGTTTGAGTTCCCGGCCGTGCCTGCGTGTTCCTGGCAGATAACGTTCGGAAAATGCGCGCCGAACCGGAGGGCGCGGCTGCTGACGTGGCGGCTCAACGGTGTGGATATGAGGGCCGAGGCATACGGCGACCCGAAATACGAGATGAAGCCGCTGCTGAAAGACATCACGGCATATGTCCCGCTGGTGTCCTATTTTTCAACGGCGGCCTCGGACGCACAGCGCAGGGAAATCTATTCGGGAAAGCTGCCGTCGGACGGGCAGTGGAACCGCATCGAGCATGATCTGGCGATATCGCCGCAGCTGCGCACCGGTGATACCGGCGTAACGGCGGAGGCGAGGCACTACGGGTATGTGTCCTATGTGAAGTTTACCGCATCCACGGTGCATGACGTAGAGTTTTCCATCTGGAGCAACGGGTACAACCTGACGACGCTGGAACGCAGGCTGGATGCGAACCCGCGCGGGGAAACGTTCGACTGGGAGAACCCGGTGCTCGTGCACTGGGTGGACGCAAACTGGCCCGGGTTTCTGAACCAGATCCGGGAATATTACGCGGCCCGGGTGGTGACAACGCTGGAGACACGCGGCGACCCGCAGTATGACGTGCTGGACGTGCTGCCGCTGGAGGATGGCACATGGGGCGTTGTTGAGAGCATCGAGACGCGCTTCAGCGGCGCGTTTCGCGGGACGATGACGATACGGAAGGAGCGTGGCGTGAATGAAGCAGCCGCCGATTAAAACAAAAGAACTGTCCGGGAGCACGGTGCAAATAGCGGACGGGCAGAACTGGGAGATCGCGTCCATCACAGCCTACGGCGAGAACGCACAGGGCGGGACTACGGAGGCTCCTGTGGCGCTCACGGGTATATCGTCGGTTACGTTGAACGATAATGTTACCGAGCTGCCGATCCCGCGCCCGCTGCATAAGGTTGGCGATGTGAGGGACGTGTGCCGGACGAGGGTTAAGAGCGTCTATGATAAACGGATTGTGCTGGATGGGACGGAGAATTGGAGAAAACGCACTGACATCAGTATAACGGGAGGCTCATGCTTCTATCCCAACAATTTTGTTAATGATGCAATCAGAAATGCTCCCGTTGTCGCATCGGCCTATTTCGTTGGACGCGTTAGTCCGACAATCAACTTATGGGATATGAGGCAAGTTGGTACCAACGTTGGCATCCAGTTCAATGCACCATTCGCGGAAGTATCCGACTTTACAGCATGGTTGGCTGAACATCCCCTCACCGTCTACTATCAAAGCACCGCCTACGATGGTACCAACGGGCTGGACGTGTGCTTTACGGAGTACCAGACGGGCTTTGTGGAGCTTTACGGGACGGAGGAGTTTCTTCCATTTAGTGACTGGTATATTGGCGAGCGATATGCCTATTCGATTCTTAGAACCCAACTTGGCGTAACAGGTAGTTTAAACCAATTATTTTCGTGCAGCCATTTTCCGCGCGCAGAATATAATGGCATCACTAATAAAGTCAACCTTGATGGTGACTGTCTTGCTATGGGTAATACAGCTGTGATAGTTATATCTGAAACGCTTGAAACCATAAGTGAGCTTAATTCCTACCTCGCCGCCCAAAAAGAAGCTGGCACACCCGTCCAAATAGCCTACCAGCTCGCTACGCCAGAAGTGTACGCCACCGACCCTGTTGACTTCGACAACACAGCCGGTCCGCTTACCGTCATGACGGGCGGCGAGGTTGAGGTGACGCTCACGCACCGCATGTTGACGCCCTACACCGCATGGACGATTCAGTACGATTCTGAGGGAGAATATACGGGAGACTTCTTCAATGTAGAGGACTACGACCGTATCAAGCAAAATATCGAATACCTGCGGGAGTATGCGTATTTTCTGTATGGCGGTTTTACCATGCGGGGCATGGTGGCTGTAACGGTGGAGAGCTATGGATATGCCTCCACCATCGACGCACTGGACGCAAACCTGGAAGCCATTGCAGCGAATACATTCCGGCCGCCCGACATGATGCCTGTAAAGCAGTGGCGTGGCAACCAGCCGCCGCCTGGGGCCGACGACTGGAACCGCATCGAGAACACATGCCTGCTGCTTTTTGAGCAATTTGAACGGCAATTTGCGTGCCTGCCGAAGCTGGCATTTGAACTGAAAGGAAGTGCATTTTGATGGCGTTGAAAACGGATTACAAGGATTACATCCCGCCGTCCGGGGGCCGCAAGTATAAAATTACGGCCAATTCCGATGGCTCGTCATCCGTTGAGGATATTACCCAATATCAGCAGGTCGGCGATACTTGGGGCGCGGAGGATATCAACCAGGTGAATAAGCTGGTGAACGGTGCGGTGTATCCGAACCTGCTGGACAACAGCGATTTCACGAATCTGGTGAACCAGAGGGGCGAAGCTGTTTACGACTATCTAACCGGCATTGGATACGGGCCTGATCGGTGGCAACTGGTTGAAGCAAAGTACACACTTGCTTCACAAACTGTGACCTCTACAGGGAGTTCTCACACATATGGCTCCCAACTACGACAAATTATCCCGCTTGAAAAAATAAAAATTGGCGATACCGTTACTGCGTCTATTTCTACCGAAAGCGGTATTTTGAATGGTACGGCTAAATTGGAATTGAAAATAGACACGTCCGTTTCCGATTTGCCATATGTGATAGAGCAGGATTGGGGCGGAGTGAAAATCGGTTGCATCAAAGAGAATGTATGCCACGTAATCGTTTTTTTGAAAGAAAACAAATCGGTAAAAATCAATTGGGTAAAACTTGAAAAAGGCAGCGTGGCCACGCCGTATGTGCCCAAGGCTTTTGGTGACGAGTTTTTGGAGTGCTTGCGGTATTTTGTCGGCGGTGTGGGTATTGGTTCTGCTGGTATTGTATCGGGTTCCACGTTCCGTGTACTCATTCCAACCCCTGTACCTATGCGCACCGCTCCGTCGGTTACGGTCAAGGTTGCCGACAACGTGGTGTATAACGGTACGTTTAAAGCGCTGAATACGACAGTTTCGAACATAACGCGGCAACGCAACGGTATACACCTGCATATCGGTATGGCAGCATCAGGCGTTAACAACTATCCGGGTATTGCTTATGGTCTGCAATGCGATTTGTCGGCCGATTTGTAAAGGAGTGAAACAGTATGGATGAAAAATATATTGTTTATGTGCGTGCGGATGAAGCGGGGCGCATCGTGGAGATAAACAGCAGCGCGTTTCTGGCCGACACGGCGGGTTGGACGGCTATTGATGAAGGGTATGGCGACAAGTACCACCACGCGCAAGGCAATTACTTTGCATTGCCGCTGTACGGGCCGGATGGCTGCGCGAACTACAAGCTGGCAAACGGTACGCCCGCCCTACGCACAGAGGCGGAGAAGACGGCAGAGATCGCCGCGCGGCCCGCGCCGGAGCCGACACAGCTTGACCGTGTGGAGGCGCAGATTACCTACACGGCCATGATAACGGACACGATGCTGGAGGGTTAAGCATGTACGACAACATTAAAAAGTGGTACGCCATGGGCTTGTGGTCGGCCGCGCAGGTGCGGCAGGCCGTCCTTAAAGGCGTTATTTCTGAAGCGCAGTACAAAGAAATCACCGGGGAGGCGGAAAGTGTATGATGATTTTCAAAGGCAGAAACCGGGTGACCTCCGGCTTTCGACTGGCAGCCCGCCCGAGCCACAACGGCATTGACCTTGTGGGGGACGACGACAAGACGGTACACGCCGTCGCGGGCGGTACAGTTGGATTTGCGGGCATCGTACCCAAGAGCGCGGGCGGCCTGACATGGCAGTGGGGCTATTATGTGCGCATCGACGGCAACGACAACCGCAAATATTACTACTGCCATTTGGCGGCCGGCAGTTTGCTGGTGCGCGTGGGCCAGCGCGTGCAGGCGGGAACGGCGCTTGGCACGATGGGAAACACCGGGTACAGCTTCGGCGCGCACACGCATTTTGAAGTGCGCAACGCCTATGGCACCCCAGTAGACCCGGCAAGTTATGCAGGCGTGCGGAATGCGGTTGGTACTTATACGGATACAACGGACAAGGAGGACGACATGAAATTTTTGAAGGTGACAAGCGGCAAATGCGAGGTGTTCACCGCGCCCAATGTGAATGCGGTGGACAAGCACTATAACGGCGGCAAGCTGACCGAGGGCGTGTGCTACCCGGTGCAGGCCGAGGTGGGCAGCTCCGGCGGGTACAGCGGGCGACGCGTTCGCGGCCTGCGTGGCGCAGGGAAGTGCGGGCGGCGGCGCAGAGGAACTGAAAGCTCAGCTTGAAGCAGCGAACGCCCGCGCGGATGCCGAGGCCCGCCGCGCGGATGAAGCGGACAAGCGCGCCAACGCAGCCGAGAAGCACGCCGCTGAAACGGACAAGCGTCTTGCGAGTGCCAAGGAATACGTTGCGGAGGTATAGACTGTGTGGGACTTCCTTCAAAACCTGTTTACGGCGCTTCTGCCCATCGTAACGGCGTTTGCCGGGTGGGCGGGGGCGCGCATCCGAAACACAAACCAGAAGGACAAAGCTGTGGAGCGCGGCGTGAAAA